AAGGAAGTCCGTAGATGGTCTAAACAAAGAGAGTCACACATGAAGAGTAACAAGGCGTAACGACTAAACGTAAGGACAACTCCTGACCATAGAACCCTTACACTTAATACACCTCCATAATGATATAATCACGGAGTTTAATAATGGCAAGACTAATAGAAGAGCGTCCAACGGAAGACGTAGAAGCGGAAGACACCAATAACCTAGTAGAACAAGAAGAAGAAGAAGAACAAGAGCCTCAAGTTGAGCAAACTCTTGAAGAACCTGAAGCAGACGTACCTGAGAAGTATCAAGGGAAATCTACAGCTGAAATAGTAAGGATGCACCAAGAAGCTGAGAAACTCTTAGGTAAGCAAAGTTCTGAAGTAGGGGAGTTACGAAAGGTTGTTGATGACTACATTCAGACACAACTCTCGACCCAAGAAACACAAGCAACACAGGCTGACGAAGAAATAGACTTTTTCTCAGACCCCGACAAGGCAGTCGAAAGAGCGATTAATAATCACCCTAAGATTAAGGAAGCTGAACAAATCAGCAACCAATATCGCCAGTCAACGGCAATGAACAAACTGCAAACCAAACACCCTGATATGCAGGGAATCTTGCAGGATGAGAAGTTCGCTGAGTGGATTAAGGGTTCAAAGATTAGACAACAGCTCTTTGTACAGGCAGACCAACAGTATGATTATGATGCCGCTGACGAGTTATTTTCCCTATGGAAGGAACGTCAACAGGTTGTCACTCAAACTGTAGCCAACGAGAAACAGCAACGCAAGCAAGCAGTTAAATCTGCATCCACAGGCAATGCCCGTGGTAGCGGTGAACAGCGAGGCAAGAAGGTCTATAGACGCGCAGACATTATTAAACTAATGCGTACTGACCCTGATAGATACCAAGCATTGTCCAATGAGATTATGCAAGCATATTCTGAAGGGAGGGTACGAAACTAATATTATTTTTGGAGAATTAAAATGACTGATTCAACTTATCCCGCACAAGGCGGTACAGTAGACAACACTAGCGCGGCTACTTTCATTCCAGAGATTTGGAGTGATGAGGTTGTTGCGGCTTATCAATCTAACCTAGTACTAGCTAACTTAGTTAAGAAGCTATCTATGACTGGCAAGAAAGGTGATACTCTTCACATTCCTAAGCCTGTTCGTGGCGATGCTCACGCTAAAGCTGAGAACACTGCTGTTACTATTCAGAACGCTACTGAAGGCGAAGTACAAATCGCACTAGACAAGCACTTCGAGTACTCACGTCTAATCGAAGACATCACTGAGACTCAAGCTCTATCTTCACTTCGTCAGTTCTATACTGGTGACGCAGGTTACGCTCTAGCTAAACAAGTAGACACTAGCTTGTTTGAACTAGGTAAGCAATTCGGTGACAACGGTGGTGACTACGTTGGTACTGGTACTTACAACTTCTCTGGCAATTCAGGTGTTGAGGCTTACGCTGTAGACTCTGTTGCCGCGGCTGACGTATTCAACGATGCAGGTTTCCGTGAGTTAATCCAAAAAATGGATGATGCTGACGTACCTATGGACAATCGTTGTCTAGTAGTACCACCATCAGTACGTAACGCTATCATGGGTATCGACCGTTACTCTTCTAGCGACTTCGTAGATGGTAAAGTTGTAAACAATGGTCAAATCGGTAACTTGTACGGTATTGACATCTTTGTTTCTTCTAACTGCCCAATCATCGAAACTGCCGCGGCTAACTCTGCGGGTGGTGACGTTAAACAAGCTATGTTGTTCCACAAAGACGCTATGGTTCTTGCGGAGCAAATGGGTGTTCGTTCACAGACTCAGTACAAGCAGGACTTCCTTGCTACTCTATACACTGCTGACACTTTGTATGGTACTGCTGTTCTACGTAACGATGCCGCATTCAACATCGCTGTAAACGGCTAGTAGTAACTCAAGGGGTTTCTTCGGAAGCCCCTTTCCCTTTCTTCTCTTTTTTTTTAATCACATAGGAATGTTTCATGGCTATATTCAGAGGTGTAGGTGGCTCAGGAGATTCATCGGACAATTCCTTTCTACAGGAAGTCACTGCTCAGGCTAATGCCGCTAGTGCATCCGCTAGTGCGGCTAGTGCATCCGCTAGTGCCGCAAGTTCTTCCGCATCCTCTATATTAAACCTTACAGCCGCTACGGGAGATGCAGGTACTGATGTATCCTATAATGCTTCTACGGGCGTTCTAACTGTCCCTAGAGGAGCGGATGGTTCAGACGCAAGCGTAACAGCCGCTAATGTTACTGGTGTCCTTACAGGAGGCACTGGTATCTCTATAGCGAGTAATGGTACTATTACCAACGATTCACCAGACCAAACAGTAGCCTTGACAGGCACAGGTGCTACTACAGTAACTGGTACATATCCTAACTTTACTATCAACAGTACTAACACAACGTACACTGTAGGCGATGGTGGTTTAACAACAAATGATTTTACAGACGCTGACCACAGTAAACTAGATGGTATCGAAGCAAGCGCAGACGTAACGGACACAGCTAATGTAACATCCGCAGGTGCGCTAATGGCTACAGGCGGGCAGATGACAGGTAACATTACTTTTTCTGGCACACAAACTGTAGACGGTAGAGATTTATCTGTAGATGGTGCTAAACTAGATAACCTACTGTATAGAAAAACAAGCGATGCTCATTTACATTCATTTGCAAGTACATCACTATCTACTGCATCGAAAACTTTTGGTAAGTGTTTTAGTCTAGCTACCCCTTTTGATTGCGTTCGTTTTGCTGACGTTGAATTTGAAATAACTTATAACTCTTCTACCTCAAATAACGATGTTCTTGTTAGTTTAGGATTAGTAGTTCCGTCTGGAACACCTACAATACATAATTTAGGAACAGCTACGCAAATTACAGATAGTGATTATCCTAATGGTTATGCTGACCGCTGGTTTAGTGTTGATGGTGATAAAACACATTTATTTAGCCACTTTTGTGGATTAGCCGATACCTCATCTCCAGTCTCTCCTACATATGTTTATGGTTGGGTTTATCGAGCCGATTTAGATAAAACTTATTTTAACTGTGGTATCTTTGCTAATAACGCTATAGGTGATGGTGATACTGTATATTTACATCCTTTTGATTGGGAGTCAGCAGGTACAGTAATTCAAGAAACTTATAATATGGACGGTACTACGGCTTATGGGGGTCTAGCTCAAACTAAAGGATTTAGAGTTAAAACTGCGTATGATGATTCAAGATTAGAGTATAGAGTTATAGCACGTGAAGCATCTACTACAGATACTGCAACGATTAGACAAATTAATGTTGTAATGACAGACTACGAGGTTTAGAATGGTTGTTGGACATACACAAATAAACAGTGAAGGTATTGTCGAGCAAGTTATTAGCAATACTTATAATACTAAACAAGAAGCAATAGAAGCCGCTAATGCTTTAGCTTTATCTTTATCAAGCAACTCAAATGCTCTAGAAGTATTTAGAGGCTACATGATTAGCGAAACAGACGTAAAAGTTAGAGTTACGTACGAAATACCACGATAGCAATTAGGAGAACAACATGGTAACGGAAGAAACAAAACAAGCTGTAGACGTAATGGCGGCATCAACTGGTATAATGTCGTTGGCGGCTTGGTTGCCTCCTGTTGCGAGTTTATTTACGATTATCTGGTTAGGTATTCGTATCTATGAATCAGAAACAGTACAGAAGATTGTACACAAGAAGTGAGACAGTTATTTTGCTTACTAATGATGTTGTCTTGGGTAACACTAGCGGACAACGCGCAGGAAGGTAGTTTGAATACGTACCACGGTGCTAACTCATCTACCAACAGTAACAATATAACTACAGATACGTCAACTAGTAATACGTACAATGGAGCAGGAAGCAGTAGCGAAATACCAGTAGGTTCTGCAATCACTCCTAGTTACATGAGTAATGGTATGGACACTTGCCTTAAGGGTTCAGGTGGTTCGTTACAGACAGTAGGCGTAGGTTTGTCAAGCGGTACTTATGATGTTGACCCTGAATGTAATAGACGTAGGGACGCTAAAGTACTAGCTGATTTAGGAATGAAGGTAAGTGCCGTAGCACGTATGTGTCAAAGCACTGAAGTATGGAAGGCAATGTTTATCTCAGGTACACCTTGTCCTATACTGAACAATGGTAAGTTGGTTGTAGGTAAACGTGCTATGTTAGTTATGAAACGTCAGCCAGAGACTTACATACCAGACTACAACAAGAAAACAAAAGATTGGTATAACACTGTATTAAACATAGGAGGAGAGGAGACAGATGAAGAAGACACTATTATCTCTGTTAGTGCTAAGTTCCGTAGCTCACTCAAGTGAGTACGATGCTCTACTAGAATCTAGCACAGCTATAGTTGACAAAATCAATACTGGTATCCTCCTAGTAGGTGCGGCTTCGGAATACGCACATCATGGTGATGCTTTGTCGGATGGTACTATGTCCACCACAGCACACATTAGTGAAGCTGAAGTACAAGCGTACAATACTGCATTGACTAACTTTGCTACTAACTATCAGCCATACGGTGACGTAAAGGCTGTATTAGAAAGTAAAGCTATGGAAGAACTAGAACTAATGGATGATGCCATTGGTACGTTTACTGAAGTTGTCGTAGAGATGATTGAAGTACAACAAGTAGCTGAACGTGTAGAGGAAGCTAGTACACCTGAGCAAGAAGCTGAGGTACAGACATTTGTAGCTGAGACAGTAGAAGTTTTACAGATTGAACAAGAGACTGTTGACACGTACAACCAGTCAGTAGATGACATTGAGACTCACGCTAACAATGCTAGTGCTTATCTAGCTGTAGCTAACTCAGAGGAAGCTGTAGCATTCCTAGAGCAAGGCGTTGAGAATGCTAACACTACAGCGGAACAGACTAACATCTTCTATGACGCTAACGCACAGTGGGTGTCTATGGGTTACAACACAACACGTAACCTAACGGCTGTATACCTTAACGGTAATGACGACATAGGTTTAAACTTGTACGTTACTGAGACTGACATCCTAGCGGCAGGTAGTGAATCAGAGTTCTTCCAAACAGGACCAACTCATCTAGGTTACTCTTGCTTTATGTATGGAACGGAGTGTGTTGAACTATGAGTTTAGAAAGTACAGAACTCAAGATAGGTGACACATCATTCAAGGGCGTATGGATTGCCATCGTACTTGGTATTGGTAGTACTATAGGTGGTGGCGTATGGACAGCCTCTAGTTTGTACAGCAGACTGGAAGCAGTAGAGGCACAGCAGATACCCGATATAAGCCCCATACGTGAGAATCTAGCGACTTTAGGCACAAGGCTAGAGACACTACTAGGGCAACAAGAAAAGCTCTTAGAATTGAATACAGACGTTTCTAAGCTATCTAACGATATTGAGGCTATGAAAGCTACGGTAACTAAAGCAGAAATTATTATTAATGACATTGGCGATACAGAAGTAAAGTTCAAAACAATAAACAAAGAGATAGAAGACTTATGGCAGGGTATGGACTACTTGTCTAATCCGCTAAAGTGAGGCATATATGTTACAGCAACTAATCGGACCAGTTACAGGTTTACTTGACAAATTTATAGAGGACAAAGACAAGAAGAATGCTATCGCGTTTGAACTTTCGACAATGGCTGAAAAACACGCGCAGGAACTTGCGAAAGCGCAAATTGAAGTTAATAAGACAGAAGCGGCACATAAGAGCTTATTTGTGTCAGGTTGGAGACCTGCTGTTGGTTGGACTTGTTGCCTTGGACTTGCGAGTAACTACCTTCTTATCCCGATGGCAAATTTTGCGCTTGCTCTTGCCAATTCTACCATTGAAGTCCCTGTTTTAGATTTGTCAACTATGATGCCAGTACTTATGGGTATGCTTGGTTTAGGTGCTATGAGAACCGCTGAGAAAGTCAAAGGCGTAGAGAGGAATAAATAATGGGTAGTATACGGCGTGGTGGGAATCAAAATAAAAAACCTAGTTTTTACGAAAACGTAAAGTATGTGGATGGCTCAGGAATGGGTCACAACACTATACTAGGAAGTGATATTCTTAAAGATTACACTGAAGAAGAGCGTCTACAACTGATACCTAAACAAAGGGAATCTTATAATGCGGGAGAAATAACCTCTTTTGAACAAGCAAAACAAGCCGCAGATGAAACGTATATGCAGTACTGGTACGATACACTCAATGAAATAGCTAGTGAGTGGACAGACCAAGACTATGCATTGTTAGAAAATCCTATCTATAAACGTGATTCACACAGAGGGCGTACTGTTGGTAGAGAGCGTATAGAGCCTTCGCGTTTTGAAGAATACCAAGAGGCTTTGGAAAGAATTGAACAAGGTCCTTTAGACTTTTCTAGTGAAGAAACACATCGTGAGCTAATTAAAGATAATAAAGTACGAGGAAGATACCCTAAGCGTCAATACTGGATAGATGAAGACGACCCATTACGTCAGGCTGTGGAAGCACAAGCGGATGTAATGAAGGACTTTTTGGATGACGCAGGTGTACCAATAGTTCAGAAGTATGAAGACCTTGAAGGTTTTAAAAGACCTGATTCCTTTCGCGGTGAAGGTATTTATTTAAACACAGGTACTGCGGCACACATTGATTGGGACTCAGGTCTCAAAAGAATGCAACGGTATCAGTCTTCTCCTGATGCAGAACTAGGTACATACAGTCAAGTATTTGTTAGACCAGACCCTGACGGTTTAGCCAAGCCTTTAGCTTTTGTAGGTGCTATAACAGGCAATCCTTGGATAGGCGGTGCGGC